GCCAGTTGTGAGTAAAGGAACTGTATGTATTAGTGGACGCTTGAAGAGTTTCAAGAGCAAAGCTGATGCTACTAATGCTTTGAATACGGCTGGTTATGAAGTTAAATCCAGTCTTACAAAACAAGTAGGTTTTCTTATCAATGAAGGTGGGACTGAATCTGCTAAAACACGACAAGCCAGAACTACTGGCGTTACTATAGTAACTGATCTTAGATCATTTTTGGAGAACTAATATGGCACTTCCTAAGTGGACCGATGAGCGCACTGAAGCGCTTACTAATTTTGTCGGCGGCGAAAGCCCCGTCTCACAAGCTACTGTTGCAGAAGCAGCAGACCAGCTTGAAACTTCTACTCGTTCTATCTCTAGCAAACTGCGAAAGATGGGATACGATGTAGAGCTTGCTTCAACTGCTGGAGGACGTTCGTTCTCAGAGCAGCAAGAAGCTACTCTTCGTGCATTCGTTACTGATAACTCAGGCGCATACACATACGCTCAGATCGCTGAGCACTTCGAAGGTGGAAACTTTTCACCTAAGTCAATCCAAGGCAAGATCTTGTCTATGGAGTTGACTGGTCACGTTGCTCCTGCTCCTAAGGTAGAGAGCGTACGTACTTACACAGAAGCTGAAGAAGCTACATTCGTCTCTATGGTGAATGATGGTGCATTCGTCGAAGCAATCGCAGAAGCTCTCGATCGCTCTGTAAACAGTGTTCGTGGTAAGGCTCTTAGCCTTCTTCGTTCCGGCGACATCCAGGCGATTCCTCGTCAGGAGAACACCAAGGGCTCTACTAACGTAGATCCTCTTGACGGTGTTGATGTTGCTACTATGACTGTTGAAGCTATCGCAGAAGCGATTGGCAAGACAGCTCGCGGCGTAAAGACTATGTTGACTCGCCGTGGTCTAACTGCTGCTGACTATGATGGTGCCGCCAAGGCAGCTAAGTCTCAGTAATTACACAACTGTGTATGGTGAGGCTGGCTGGGTTTTCTAGTCAGCCTTTTTAATGTTCGGGGGAACTTTTGAATATATCAAGTGCTTTGATAAAGCAGTGCATCGCGCTGGCAGACTTTGAGACGTGGAGCTTTCTACGTAAAGAGTATCTGCCCGCCGAATATCACACGCTTTATGGTCAAATTGACAAGCACTGTGAAAACTTTCACGAGTTCCCTTCGTTCGACGATCTCAAGTTAAGTATACGACATGCACCTACCCGCGATAAGGTCTTCGCTATCGAAGCCATTGATGTAGATATTGATGCCGGTACTTTACTTGAGTATCTTAAGAATGAATATACTCAGAAAGAAATCTTAAACTCTCTTGATACTTATATTGATAATTCTGTAGTCTTTTCGTCTGCAGAAGAATCAGTGCAAGAGCTTCATCAAATTGTTCTAGACATAGAAGACAAAGTTGATCTTGAAGTTCCTCAGGAAAGTATGCAACGCATAGAATTGTTTGAGCCTGAAGAAGAGATCGGTAAATATATCGGTCTTGGTCTCAACGCTGAGTACGACCATGAAATCAAGTTCTCCCCCCGAGATTTGGTTCTGGTTGGTGGTCGGCGCGGGGCTGGTAAGTCTCTAACCTGTGCGAATATTGCAAACAACGTATTTCAATCTGGCCGTTCAGCTATCTATTTCACGATCGAGATGGATAGTAGATCAATACTGCAACGGTGTTGTTCTATCGCTACTGGTGTGCCATACTCTCGTCTACGTACACAAAATCTAAGTGTTACAGAGTGGGAGAAAGTGGCTGGCTGGTGGGCGAGTCGCTTCCAGCAAGGTCAGGACAGGTTGAAAGAGTATCGGGAAAACCGAGACTTTACAGAGTTCCATCGTAAACTTACTACACAGCATGAGCTTCTCCCGACTCAACAGCTTGATGTAATTTACGACCCAGGTCTAACTCTTGCAAAGATCCGTGCCGAACTCGATAAAAAAGTCAATCGTATAGACGCAGGCGTCATTATTGTTGACTATATCAACCAAGTCAAGCGTTCTAACATTCCCTCTCGGGGAGGGCAGTACGATTGGACGGAACAGATTGAAGTATCCAAAGCTCTAAAAGCTATGGCACAGGAGTATGAATGCACTGTATTCTCTCCTTATCAAACTGATGCCACAGGTGAGGCTCGCTTTGCCAAAGGTATTCTTGATGCGGCAGATGCCGCGTATGCACTAGAGGCTTATGAGCAAGAGGACTCTTGTATTAGCTTTAATTGTATGAAAATGAGGGCAGCCAGCATGAAGTCTTTCACTTCCGTTATGGATTGGGAGTCTTTGAAGATGGGGCCTGAAACAGCTCTTACTCCTCAGGAAAGAGAAGCTAGTTCACACAAAACTGATGAAGATATTGACGACCTCTGATAAAAAAAGTTCTTGACTATCCCCGGTGTTTGCTGTATAATATGTACTTCAATCATCGGGGATTTTTATTTATGGGAATGTTTTATGGATCAATCAGACATACAACTACAGGTAGAAAGAAGAAAAGCAGTACTCGACGCACTGGACCAACTCTCCGAGGCGTTCAATCAAACACTCCAAAACCTTATCGACGAGAAACACCTGAATACAGAAGTGGCTCCGACACAACTGGAGTTGCCGCTCGGCATGACTCGATGCAGTATACAGGATCCTTGGTTAAAGGTATCGGAACCATGCACAAGTCAAACGCTGTTCCGATCATCAATGAACAAGAAATGAAAGACATTGCAAGGATGAGACGATGAATTCAAGATTAGCTCCAAAAATTACAGAGCTTTTTGACATACTAGAAGTAGATATGGACGCAGGAGACTACATTCACGCGGATGTAACTCTTGCCCGACTATCAAAGTACTTTCACTTATTTGACGATGAACATGCAGACTATTACCAATATGCTCAAGACACTGTGGAATCTATGCTGGGTGATCTTGATGACGACTATTATGACGGGGACAATGATCTTTTTGATTGGGACGGCGATGCTCTGGCATCTGCTGGTTTCGGCGTGGACGAAGATTATTAATGAATGTAGAAGATCTACTCAAGAATAAAGATATTGCATATATTCCAAAAGGTAAGGACTATGTGGTTAGTTGTTTACACCCTGACCACAATGACCGTAATCCTAGTATGCGTATCGACCAAGTAACAGGAATATTTAACTGCTTCTCCTGTGGATTTAAAGGTAACCTATTTACCCACTTCGGCGAAAAAGTCAACAAAATGGAAATGAAGCGACAGCTTCTCAAAAAGAAAATAGACGAAGTAAGGGCGGAAAGCGTGGGACTACAAATGCCAGAGGGATACTCTCCATATATCGGTAATTGGAGAGGAATTCGAGCAGAAACATACCGAGAGTTTGAAGCATTCATTCATGCCGGAAAAGATTTTACAGGACGCATCTGCTTTCCTATACGAGATCGTTCCGGTAGAATAGTATCTTTTCAATCTCGAACTACCGGCGATCAACAGCCTAAGTACCTCAACACTCCTCCAGGTGCAAAGATGCCTTTGTTTCCTGTAGTAGAACCCATACAAGGCAGTATCATTCTTGTAGAAGGTATCTTTGATGTACTAAATCTACACGACAAAGGGTTGACAAATGCAGTATGTTGCTTTGGCGTGAAGAATGTAACAGAAGAAAAGCTTCAAGTACTCTCCGTTGCAGGAGTAGATAGCATTGATGTTTTTCTTGATAATGATGAAGCTGGACAAACTGGTTCAGCTAGAATACGTGAGCTATGCGAGTCAATAGGACTCAACACTCGTAACATTGCATTTGGAGACAAAGCACTGGATGCGGGAGCACTAGCTAAACCTCAAGTAGACAAACTAAAGAGTAAATTATATGCCTAAGGTTGCATTAGTAGAAACCAAACCAAGTAAAACAAGATTTTCAGCAGAGTTCGACGGATTGGAATTTGACCAATACCAGTTGTGCTCTGATCCAACTATTAAAAAAGTATTGAAGCGAGACTGCGACATTGACATGAATCCTGATGACTATGATTGGGTTATTCTTGTAGGTAGTGACGCGATGAAGTACTACACAAAATTAAGTTCCGTTACGGAATACTCTGGGAAAAAAGTGGAAGGCAAGTTCTTGCCTATTATTAACCCTGCGATGCTTGCATTCAAACCCGAAGCTAAAAAAGTGTGGGAATCAGGAAAGCAGAGCATCCTAGAGTATATCGCTGGTGAGAAAGAAGACGTAGTAATTGACGCATCAATCGCTTTCGGTATACAAGATACGGAGAAAGCAAATGAATTTATCCAAGCAGCAATCGATCACCCAGGAACGTACATTGCACTGGACTCAGAAACTACCGGACTCTACCCTCGGGATGGTTACATGCTCGGCATTAGCCTTTGTTACGATGGGGCTTCTGGTGCCTATATTGATACCGATTGTTTTTCTGAGCGTACTGAGCAGTTACTTCGTGAGCTCTTCCTCAAGAAAACAGTAGTATTTCACAATGCCAAGTTTGATATGGCATTCTTTGAGTACCACTTTCACTTCGAGTTCCCCAGCTTTGAAGACACAATGTTGCTCCATTACCTCATAGACGAGAATCCCGGAGGGCATGGCCTCAAACAGCTTACAATGAAGTTTACACCTTATGGTGACTATGAGAAGCCCATGTATGATTGGATTGATCGTTATCGTAAGGAGCACGGTATTCTTAAAGATCAGTTTAGCTGGGGAGACATTCCTTTCGATGTGATGAAAACCTATGCAGGCATGGATGCTTTGTGTACGTTTCTTATCTACGAAAAGTTTATCAAAATTAAGCAGAATCCAAAGCTCAAGTGGGTATATGATAACATTCTTATTCCTGGCACTCGATTCCTTATTGACACCCAGGACAATGGTGTTCCTTTTGACCGTATGCGTTTGCTCGTAGGTCAGGAAGCTATGCAAGACGATATTGATGCTGCAGTTGCCGCTTTGTATGAAAATGATAACATACGGAGGTTTGAAGAACTAAATGGAAAACCATTTAATCCTAATAGTACTATGCAGCTTCGTAGTCTCCTGTTTGACTACCTTGGCCTCACGCCGACTGGTAAGAAAACTGGAACGGGCGCAGACTCTACTGACGCGGAAGTGCTCAAAGAACTCTCACTTCAGAGCGATGTACCTAAACGGATCTTGGATATACGACAAAAATCCAAAATCAAAAATACTTACCTTGATAAAATCATACCACAGTTGGATCGAGACTCTAGGTTGCGGACTGGCTTTAACCTACACGGTACTACTAGTGGGCGTCTATCTTCTAGCGGCAAATTAAATATGCAGCAGTTGCCACGAGACAATCCCACTGTAAAGGGTTGTATCAAAGCTGCTCCAGGACACAAAATTGTTGCTATGGATTTAACCACAGCAGAAGTATATGTTGCGGCGATTCTCGCAAAAGATAAAGCACTCATGGATGTGTTTCGTAGTGGAGGCAACTTTCACAGCACGATTGCTCACAAAGTATTTCGCCTTCCTTGCGAGCTAGACCAAGTGGCAGAGCTATACCCTGATAAGCGTCAGGCTGCAAAAGCCGTAACCTTTGGCATTATGTATGGTGCTGGCCCTGCAAAGATTAGCGAGCAAGTAACAAAAGATAGTGGTAAGTATTTTTCAAAATCGGAAGCCCAAGAAGTTATTAGTGACTACTTCAAAGCCTTCCACAAACTCAAGGCTTGGATTGATGATAATCAAAAATTTATTGAACAGAATGGGTTCATATATTCTTTCTTTGGTCGGAAGCGTAGACTCCCCAATGTTGAATCCACCGATGCGGCCATCCGCTCACATAGCGTTCGTTCTGGTCTTAATTTTTTGGTTCAGTCCGCTGCTAGCGATATTAACCTTCTTGGCGCAATAGACATGGGGGAGTATATCAAGGCAAAGGGAATGAAGTCTCGTATTTTTGCACTCGTACACGACTCAATTCTTGCCGAAGTTCCAGAGGATGAAATTGAACATTATAGCGAAAAACTTTTACACTTTATACAAATGGACAGAGGACTTACTATCCCAGGCGCTCCCGTCGGATGTGACTTCGAAATTGACGAAGACTACTCAATGGGTAAGTTCGCAAAGATGTATGGTAGTTCAGTATAAAAGCATTAACAAAGTAAAATTTCCCGTCTACATTCTATCTTCAGGGAACTGGGATAGACAAGACGGGTTACTATTTTTAGACGGAGAAGTAGTAGATGATAGAAATATGTGCGGGGATACTTTGGGCATTCGCCGCCTACAAAGTCCTCATAAAAACATGCATCCCCTTAAACAGCAAGTTGATAACTTACGAGGAATTCTTAAATCAAAAGAAAAACATTTTATAGACACGAACGGTATACCGTTCATCTATGAAAAGACTGAGTTTTGTAAGCTAAAATACTACAGAATAAAGTCGATAGTACAAAAGGACACTGTTTCATTACTAAAGTTAGACGGAGTGAAACAACCTTTTGTTATTCCGAGACCTCCCGCAAGTGAAATGCGGTATGCGGGAGTTTTACATTTTGGAACCCTACCGTGGGTATTATACGAGTATTCCGAAGACCGTCGTGAGGACACTCGAAGAAAAGTATAAATTATGGGTAAACGATCTAAAACTTTACAGGGTGCAAACTTAGAGTTGCAGGAGATTGAACCACTCACACAAAACCAGCTTCGAGCTTTTGAAAGCGACAAGAACATGGTCTTGCATGGGGTAGCAGGAACAGGTAAAACATTTATTGCGTGCTACTTTGCCTTTGATGACATGATTAAAGGCGAGTATGATAAGCTCGTACTAATACGTAGTGCAGTTCCTACTCGGGATATAGGATTCCTTCCAGGAACCGAGAAAGAAAAAGCATCGGTATATGAAGAGCCCTACAAGGATATTTGTATAGAACTCTTTCAACGTGGCGATGCGTACCAAATATTAAAGACGAAAGCGTTAGTGCATTTTATGACAACTTCATTTATTCGTGGCGTAACTCTACGTAATGCTACGATTATTATAGATGAGTGTCAGAATATGTCATTTCATGAGTTGGATTCAATTATTACTCGTGTTGGAGAAGGCTGTAGAGTTATTTTTTGTGGAGACTTCCGTCAGGCAGACCTACACAAGAATGGCCTACGGGACTTTATTCGCGTACTAAAAGCAACCGAAATGTTCGATATAGTAGACTTTGAAGTTCACGATATTGTACGTAGTAGTTTTGTTAAAAAATACATCATAGCAAAAGACCAACTAGGGTTATAATGAAAGCTGTTCTATCTAACCGTATCTTTATGGAGTGTAGTCCGGAGTATCGAAAGGTACTCTCGGACGAACTCACTTACAAAATACCTTCGCAAAACCCAAACGATCCACCACAGGTCATTAAGAATCTGCAGCGGGTGCGCGAAAATCTGGTATCTATACCAATCGGACGAACGGATCTGATACCAGGCTCATACGAAATTGTAGAAAAACGTCTAAATATTCCTGCTGATTTTCCGGAATTTAAATTTGAGTTACGACAAAGTCAGCAGGATGTTTATAATGAGCTTACCGACAATTGTATCATCAACGCGTGGGTAAGTTGGGGAAAGACCTTTACAGGTCTTGCAATCGCAGGGAAACTGGGCCAAAAAACACTTGTAGTGACGCACACTGTGCCACTACGAAATCAATGGGCCAAAGAAGTGGAGAAAGTATATGGATTTACCCCTGGCATTATTGGGAGTGGTCAGTTCGATATTGATAAGCCTATTGTTATTGGGAATACTCAGACTTTGTATCGGAATATCGAGAAAATCAGAAAAGAATTCGGAACTATAATACTAGACGAGATGCATCACGTATCTTCTCCGACTTTTGCTAAAATTATTGATACCAGTCATGCTCGATATAAGATTGGGCTATCAGGTACAATTGAGCGCAAAGATGGAAAGCACGTTGTATTTCGAGATTACTTCAGTCCGAATATCTTCAAGCCGCCAAAAGAGAACTTTCTTACTCCGAGCATACACATCTATCGCTCAGAAGTACGTTTTCCAGATGGCGCAAATATACCTTGGGCGAAGCGAGTTAATACTATCGCAAATAATGATGAGTACCGCCACTCCGTAGCTATGCTTGCATCAGCGTACGCGGCACGAGGCCACAAGGTGCTCGTGGTGTCAGATCGAGTTCATTTTTTGAAGAGCTGCGCCGAACTGACTGGTGAGAATTCTATATGTGTTACGGGCGAGGTGCCGCACGAGCAAAGAGAAGAACTCATAAGTGAAATCTTACATGGAAGTAAGAATATTTTATACGGCACTCAAGCTATTTTCAGCGAAGGCATATCTGTGAATACATTGAGTTGTCTTATTCTTGCAACTCCTATTAATAATGAGCCACTACTTACACAGCTTATCGGTCGAGTAGTTCGCAAACACGATAATAAAAGAGATCCGGTAATTATTGACATTCATCTCAAAGGCAAGACAGCCCAACGACAAGCATCCAACAGGATGGGCTACTACATGAAACAAGGTTATTCAATTAAACAGCTTTGAACGTAGAAAAATAGTTCTTGACTTTTGCATCAAATGAGAGTATAATATGTTGTTCTATAATTGGGAAAAGATATTTGAATCATCTGAAGGGAACCCTCAGACGATGTATTCCATTGTCAAAATGATGTATCTTAATGAAATACCTAAAAACAAATATGACAAAATTTATAAATATGCTAATAAGAGCTTTATTGGACAGTCCTTTTTACTACATCCAGATGTACTACTGTACAATTCTTATAAGCATAGCTTTCGCGAGATAGCCCAGTATCTTGCCTTAGCTTCTGTCCGCCCTTACGTGGACTATGTAACAACTGGGGAACTTACTCTAGATCTTGACCTTGTTGAGATACCACTAGAGCTTTTTACAGACAACAGCCTACTACATGTAGAAGATGGTAAATTACATTTTTTATATGAAGAAGTCAAACAGGAGAATATACACTAATGGCACTATCATTCAACAAAGCCGCTGGCGGCGCTAAAAAATCTTCCCTTACTTCCTATTCTTACCGTGATGGAGACAACGAAGTTCGTCTCGTCGGAGATGTACTTGCACGGTATGTATACTGGCTAGAAGGTAAAAACGGCAAGAACATTCCTTTCGAGTGCTTGTCTTTTGATCGCAACGAAGAGCGATTTAACAATCTTGAAAAGGACTGGGTACGAGAGTTCTACCCCGATCTAAAGTGTGGCTGGAGCTACGCAATGCAGTGTCTTGATGGAGGTGAAGTAAAAATCATCAACCTCAAGAAGAAGCTCTTTGAAGCTATCTTAACTGCGGCAGAAGATCTTGGGGATCCTACTGACCCAGAAACAGGCTGGGACGTTAAGTTCAAGCGTGTTAAGACGGGACCTTTGCCCTACAACGTAGAGTACCAGTTACAAGTACTCAAGTGCAAGCAACGTGCTCTCAGCGAGAATGAGCTACAAGCAGTTGCAGACTTAAAGTCTATGGACGATGTTATGCCCCGTCCTACTCCCGACGCACAGAAAGCACTTCTTGAAGAGATTCGTGAAGATGCAGCGGGCGATATTGATGAATCTTTGGAAGATGAGTTCAAGATCGGATGATTTTATTTACGGCAGACTGGCATATAAAGCTAGGGCAAAAGAACGTACCTCGTGATTGGGCGATAAAGCGTTATCAATCATTTTTTGAACAAGTACATAGTTTAGAAAAGCAGTGCAATATGCACGTTATTGGTGGTGACTTATTTGACCGTCTGCCGAACATGGAAGAGTTGGAGCTTTACTTTGAGTTTATATCAAAGGTGAGTATCCCAACTCTTATCTATGACGGAAATCACGAAGCTACAAAGAAAAACAAAACATTTTTTACACAGCTAAAGAAAGTATCGCGAGAGATTAACCCACTCGTAAAAGTAGTTGATATGTCATACTACGACAATGACTTTGGGTTTGGAGTACTGCCCTATGCAGATCTTCATCGTAAAAATTCTATTGAACTGTTTGATCCAAAGAAGCCTTTGTTCACTCATGTTCGCGGAGAAATACCTCCACACGTCAAGCCAGAGGTGGACTTAGACAGGTTCGAGGATTTCCCTGTAGTTTTTGCAGGAGACCTACACGCACATAGCAATACTCAACGAAATATTGTATACCCCGGTAGCCCTATGACAACTTCATTTCATAGAAATGAGGTACAGACTGGCTACCTCTTAATAAACCCAAGAGATTGGTCATGGATGTGGGACGCTTTTGAGCTACCACAACTTATTCGTAAAACAGTATCAGACCCAAGTGAGATGATACCAACGGACTTCCATCATACAATCTATGAGATAGAAGGGGACATACAAGAGCTCGCAAACGTAAAAAACAACGAACTTCTTGATAAGAAAGTTGTAAAACGAAGTAGTGAAGCTACTCTCGTAATACAGAAAGACATGAGCATTCAAGAAGAATTAGTAGAGTATCTATCCTATATTTTGGAAATACCAGAAACAAGGATACCAGAAATAGTAGGTATATTTAATGATTACGCTGCAAAAGTTGAAATGGAGTAATTGTTTTAGCTATGGGCCTGACAATGAGCTAGATCTCAGTGATAATACTGTAACGCAAGTTCTTGGCACTAACGGTATGGGCAAGTCGTCCATACCGTTAATTATTGAAGAGGCACTGTACAACAAAAACTCGAAAGGTATTAAAAAAGCAGATATACCCAATAGATACGTAAATGCAGGATACCATATACATCTTGAATTTGCGAAAGATGGAAAAAAGTATGATGTCGTTATTGATCGGAAGTCTAGTATTAAGCTTAAGTTGCTGGAAAATGGAGAAGATATTAGTTCTCATACAGCGACCAATACATACAAGACACTCCAAGATATTATTGGAATCGACTTTAAAACCTTCTCTCAGTTGGTATATCAAAACACAAATAGTAGTCTACAGTTTCTTACTGCGACAGATACGAACCGCAAGAAGTTTCTCATTGATCTTCTCCACTTAGAGCATTATGTTCGACTTTTTGATCTATTTAAAGAAGAAGCTCGCAAGAGTACGTTAAATCTTAATAGTATTGAATCGAAAATAGCGACAATTGAAAAGTGGTTAAACGATAACAAATTGAGCGATACATCCATACTGCCTCTGTCTGAAATTTCTATTGAGACGGAAGGTGACGAGAAGGAACTCGCCAACCTTATGGTTGAAATTAAAAATATCTCTGAGAAAAATAAAAAGATTTCTCAGAATAATACTTACAGAGACATGCTGTCTAAGATAAATATCGAAGAAGCACAAAACTGTGAAGTAACCGAGCTACAATCATACGATGAGTTTCAAAGCGAGTTAGGAACCTTAAGCGGGGTCGTAACGGGATCAAAAACTATTTTACACAAGATGAGTAAATTAGGAGATCACTGCCCCACTTGTGAGCAATCTGTAGATAGTTCTTTTAAACAATCATTAATTGATGCAGAGGCAAGAAAAGTTGCCGAAGCGAGA